GAATTATTATTAATCTTTCAGGTGGACCGAGAGACGCGCTGATGCACGCGTTCATGAAAATTTCTTCTTGCAAATATGCGGTGTTCGATATGGCTAAATCGAATGAAGAGAAGTTCTGGCCATGGGGCTTTATGGAATCACTGAAGAATGGCGGATTTACGGCTACAAAATATCAAGGTGGAACCTGCAACTTCGACCCAATAAAGGTCGTAGTATTCTCGAACGAAGATCCGCCAAGAGACAAATTAAGCGCGGATAGATATGATATTTTCAGAATAAATAACGGATTGTTTTGAATGATTGAGAGTTTATTTAATACGGCGGAACAAGTTCAACCTTATTTCCTCGCAGGGAAATAGTAGCATAAGCATTAACATCGAAATGAAACTCATCAGACCCAGCTAACAGCTTGGGAATGGAAAACTCAACAGAGGCGAAGTGATGGGCCTTAGAGAACGTATTGATAACGGTGCGAGACTTCTTCTGGAGCTTAATATATCGAACACCCGGGGTGTTGCGCAATTCGTCGAAATTGATGATAGGGTCAACAGTAGTATCAGAGTGAACGGTACGCAGAGCAATGAAAGGAATTTGATTAACATCAACAACAGCAGTTGAATTCCCTGTAATAAAATTACGAGGAACAAGTACAAACTGAATGTTCGTCAGACGGAACTGTTCATAAGAATCCACCTCCCGAATAAACTGAGGCAGAAATTCGTCAAGCGAACAATTGTAGCGAAAATTGTTAGTAGCCAAGATAGCATCGCTAACGGTAAACGAACCAACCTTCTCACAAACCCGAAGGCTACGTCGATCATTCCGGGAGAAATTGGCGTTAAGCTTCTTCCCTCGCTTACCCCAACCCGTATAACGGGTGCCACGACGCTTAGATTTACGGCCCGTAAACTTACGTTTGCGCCGATAAGTAGTACGACGACGAGGAATTCTCTTACGTCGCATGGCTAGAGCAGTAGTAGGAACAGAAGAAGTAGAACGGGTAAAACGTTTATACAAACGATAGCCTCCGTACGCGGCGGCAGCTGCAACAGAAGTGGCAGCAAACAGGGCAGAGCCGGCCTGCCTAAATCGCGCGTTACGGGTCGGCCGGTGAAACCAACCGTCAACGCCAAGACGAGTCGGAACACGAATACGCGGCATGCGCTGAGGAGCGGGACCAGCGCGCGTATAGAAACTACGTGTTCGTACCATGGTGCAAGAGAACCAACTGCGCTCTGAGAAGCAGGTAGCGCAAAGCAGCTGCGCTCTGAGAAGCAGCGCGCGCTAGGACAAAAGGGGGAGACGGCGGGTAATACTGCACAAGTGCCCGCCGTCAAGTGGTCCGGTCCACACAATAATAATAGAGTCTACCCGAGGTTTCGAGATAAAAAATGTCGAGAGTGCGCAGCAGCAGAGCTTGCTTTACGCTAAACAACTACAGCGTGGAGGACGCAGTAGCAATCGAAGAATTCATGGACAAGGGCAATGGAGGAATCGACTATGGAATCGTTGGAATGGAAATTGGGGCAAATGGAACTCCACACTTACAAGGATTCTTTAGCGTCAACCTCCCACCAAAAACATGCGGAATCCAATTCTGGAGGAATTTCATGCCAGGAGGGGATCGATGTCACTGGGAGACAGCTAAAGGAAGCAACGCACAGAACAAAACCTACTGCAGCAAAGAGGGGCCGTACATGGAAATCGGACAATGGGATAACGGAGTTCAAGAGGTGCCGAAAACGGCAGCAGAGAAGAAGACGATCATCTTCGAACTCGCGAAAACGGGCAAACTACAAGAAGCCCTCGAATATGACGGTATCATCAGCCTCCAGTACGTCAATCAGATCAAAATGTTGTACGAACTGTTTCGTAACTTTCAAAAACCGGCGGCGATGGTCGTTGACCTTAGGGATTGGCAAACGGAGGTCATCAGGAAACTCACCACCCAAACCGATCGAAAAATCCTCTTCGTCGTTGACAAGGATGGGAACCAGGGCAAAACGTTCCTTGGGTGGTATGTGGTCAAAAATCTGGGAGGATGGCGTTGCGAAGGTAAGTCCTACGGACCAGACTAAGGCGGGGAGTGATGCCCGCTTCGCTCTGCTTTTTTATTGTAATCAGCGTTTGACGCTGCGAGGAGGACGGGGAATTATTATTAATCTTTCAGGTGGACCGAGAGACGCGCTGATGCACGCGTTCATGAAAATTTCTTCTTGCAAATATGCGGTGTTCGATAT